ATGATTGCTGTAGACATTTGGCAGGCTCGTCAAGCTTCAAACGCTGGTGGCATTTCACCAGACTTTCAACCTTCGCCGTATCGCATGGGCAATACTCTAATGGCACGTGTTCGCGGTTTACTTGCGGATCACTTAGCGCCGGGCGGTCAAGTAGGATAATGTCAGCAATCTCTACCCTACGAGGAACAATCGCAGCCGCGCTAACTGACAATACGGCGTGGCAGGTGTTTTCCTTCCCACCTGCCACACCGCTTGCTAACAGCATCGTGGTGCAACCTGGTGATCCATACATTGAGCCAAGCAATGACCATTACAAGACAGTTAAGCCTAAAGTTAACTTTAAGCTTATAGTGCTAACCCCTATGTTTGATAACCAAGGCAACCTAATCAACATTGAAGATTATTACCTAAATATAGTAAATAAGCTGGAAGCATCATCAATTGCGTATACAATTGGTACTTTCAGCGCACCAGCGGTCTTAACCGGAACAGCAGGCGATTTGTTGTCCGGTGAAGTATCAATCAGCGTTCTATCCGATTGGAGTTAATATGGCTGATAATGACAAAGAGCGTGAGGCTTTTCTGATCAAGATTGGTCAGATTACCCCTAGCGCAGAAAAGAAAGAACCAAAACCAACAAAGAAAGATGAGGAGTAATCGTGGCGATTACGCTTAATAATAAGGTCGGATTGAAAATCAACGCGATTGACCTATCCGATCATTGTACATCCGTAACACTTAACCAATCATTTAACGAACTTTCTGTCACAGCAATGGGCGATTCTTCAGAGAAGTTTGTAAAAGGCTTGGAAACAGCAACTCTTACTGTGTCATTTCTTAATGACCAGGCAGCTACCTCAGTACTAGATACCTTGTCAGATGCTTATGGTACAACTGTTGCTTGGAAACTTTTACAAGATAAAGCAACAGCAGTATCAGCAACCAACAAACTATTTTCTGGTGATATTTTAATCAACAATCTAACTCCGATTAACGGCGCGGTTGGCGATATGTCCACACAGGATATTACATTTACTGTAAACTCAGTAGTAACAGTAGCCGACAGCGGCACGTTCTAATTTAACAAAGGGGCAAAAATGGCAAGAATAATAGTAACAAGGGCTGATGGAACTAAGAGTACACACTCAATAAGTCCATCTGTTGAATACGCTTTTGAGCAGCAGTTCCGCAAAGGCTTTCACAAAGCTTTTCGTGAGGATGAAAAGCAAGAGCATATTTATTGGCTTGCATGGGAATGTCTACGCCGCGCAGATGCGCCTGACGTCAAACCTTTTGGCGCAGCGTTTCTTGAAACCCTAGCTGCGGTTGATGTGGTGTCAGACGATTCCCCAAATGGCTAACGCGCGATTCCTTCACGTATAGAGTTGCTCAGTTGAGCATCCATACTGGGATCGCGCCTAGCGAGTTTATTAACATGGACACAGATTTGCTCAAGGCTTTTTACGAAGTCTTAAAGCAGCAGGCAAGAGAGAGAGAAAATGCCGGTCGTAGTAGAAGGCGTACCAGAGCTTAAGAAAGCTTTGAAGAAGTTTGCGCCTGACCTACTAAAAGAAATGAACGCTGAGATTAAAACGGCTCTGAAAGAAGTAACCACAGTTGCCAAGGCTAAAGTGCCTAGTCAATCTCCAGGCGGTTTGTACAATTGGCAGGATAAAGGCGTAATATCTAAAAGCCGTACAGGTAGAGCCACAGCATTTCCTAAGTTTAATGCTAACGTAATACGCAGGGGCTTGACATATTCTCTAGGTAGAAGCAAAAGAAATCGTAGTGGCTTTTCTAGCCTTTATTCTTTGTTAAACAAATCTGCAAGCGGTGCTATAGCTGAAACCGCAGGCAGAGCTAATCCTGGTGGTAGTAGCCGTAGTCAAAGCAACAACCCTGATGCCGGTGCAAGATTTATAGGTGGAATGAACGGCATAGGTGCTATGAAGTCATTAGATAACAGACAAAAATCAACAGGTCGTATTCTTTTTGCAGCTTATGCTGAAAACAATGGTAAAGCCCTAGATGCTACCTTTAAGGCTATTGATAAAGCTGCAAAATTATTAAAGCAACGCTCAACTGTTAGGAAGGCCGCTTAATGTCTAACATTCGCATTGATATAGCCTCAGAGTTTAAGGATAAAGGTTTTAAGCAAGCCGATAAAGCAACAACTGGATTAGATAAAAAACTTAGTATCTTAGGCAAAACCTTAGTTGGCGTTTTATCCGTACGAGCAATTACCCAGTTTGGTAAGGCAGCAGTTACAGCCTTTAGTGAGGATGAGCAAGCGGCTGTACGTTTATCACAAAGCCTGAATAATTTAGGGTTAGCATTTGAAAATACTGGTGTAACTCAGTTTATATCTGATTTAGAGGCTGCTAGCGGTGTTCTTGATGATTCGCTTCGCCCTGCAATGCAATCCCTATTGATGACCACAGGATCAGTAGCCAAGTCGCAAGAATTGATGGCATTGGCATTGGACATGTCAAGAGCAAGCGGTATTGATGTTGCTACTGTTGCTAAGGATTTATCAAAGGCTTATGTTGGACAGGCAAGAAGTTTATCTAAATACAACACCGGATTGTCGCAAGTAGAACTTCGCACTAAGAGTTTTGGTGAACTACAAGAGTTTCTTAATAATCAATTTGCAGGTCAGAATGCCGCTTACCTAGAAACTTACGCAGGCAAGGTAAGCGTTCTTAATGTTGCTTATGCCAACATGCAGGAAACCATTGGAGAAGGCTTAGTAGATGCGTTTGAGATTCTTTCAGGTGATCAAGGCATTGGCGCAGGCACTAAAGCAATGGATAGGTTTGCTGAAAGTGTCGCAAACACCACAAGAGGCATAGCCACCCTGATTGATGGTTTTAAAAACGTGCGAGCCTATGGCAGCACAGTTGTAGATTTTGTAAAAGAATTAGCAGCTGAGAAAAGCTTATTTGGTGCAATAGCAGCATTAGGCGAAAAGAATAAGCCATTGTTTTTCCCTGCCGGCGGTTTAGGTGCTAAGGCTGAAGAAGCTGCACGTAAAAAAGCTGAAGCTGAAGCTGCTAGACGTCAAAAGGAATTATTGGCTTTGACCAAGAAGCAAGTTAAAGCACAACAAGAGTTGAACAAAAAGAAGAAAGAGGAAGGCATACTTGGCGAACTTGCTAAGCGGTTTGAAATGGATCGTATACAGATTGCTGCTGCTCTAGGCGGTCAGATTAATGACGTAGAACGCCTGCGCTTAGAGCTAATGCAAGCCATTCTTGATGAGGATGTCAAGCGAGCCATCATTCTAGAAGGTCAGTTAATTAAAGCTGAGGCTGCTGCTGCTGAGTTGGCATTGCTATTAGATAGCCTAGATGAAATGGTTGGAGATCCGTTTGCTGATTGGCCTGGCACAATTAAACGTATAGATGAACTATTAAAGCAACTCAAAATAAAAATACCTATTGAAACTTTGTTTGCTGAAAAGGGTTTACGCTTAGATCAAACCACAATGACAGTTACAAAGCTTGAAGATATGTTTGTTGATGCCAAAAATGTTTACATAAATGGAACTACCAGCACAAGCGGGGGCGGCGGGGGCATGGGTTCTATTTTTGGCAAAGGTTGGCCTGATGAGTTCTTAATTCCAGGCACAATTGAACATGCTGAAGCAGCAGCAATTAAAGCAGAAGCCTTTGCAGACAATGCGGAAGCGTTACTTGCAGAATCAGAAGCAGCCTTAGCCGCAGCAGAAGCGGCCGCAGCATTAGCAGAAGCACAAAATAGCGCAAATGCTGACGTTCTAGATATTTTGTTTGCTAGACTTGGCCTAGATTCTGAAGGCAATCCAATTGTTATTAACGTAAATGTAGAAGGCAACGTAATATCAGCTGAAGATCTAGCCGAAACCATTACTGACATTCAATACACTTATCAGAAAACTGGAAAGGGCTTGCTGTTTAGCAGCATAGCTATCTAATGCCAGCACCTACAGTAAGAGTGTTTGTTGACTTTGATAGCGATACCGCATTTGAAATTAACCCACTTATCTTAGATAGCCTTACTGAAGGTATCTTAGGTACTAATACGCTTGGCTCTGGCACATTACCAGTTGAGATAACAAACCTAGTAACAAAGATAAACATTCGCCGGGGTCGCAACCGCATAACATCTAAGTTTGAGGCTGGCACGGCTAACGTAGTTCTCTATGATCAGAATGGCGATTGGAATCCCACTAACATAAATAGCGCCTACTATCCCAACCTAGTACCCCTAAGGCAGATAATCATATTTGCTACTTATGCCACCAATGATTACTTCCTGTTCTCAGGCTTCATCACCAATTACGATACTGGCTTTAGGCAAGGCAATGAGGAACTAAGCACAGTTACCCTTAAATGCGTGGATGGCTTCAAACTTCTTGCAGGCTCAGCCATAGACACAATAGCAGGCTCAGGGGTTCAACTCTCAGGGGCTCGCGTGAATGCTATCCTAGATGACATAGAATGGCCTATAAGCCTACGAAATATAGATACTGGTGATTCTACCCTACAGGCCGACCCAGGCACGGCCAGAGATGCCTTAGAAGCCTTATTTACAGTAGAGCAGAGCGAGTTTGGCGGCATCTTTATTGATGCCAATGGCAAGGTAGATTTTGTCAGCCGTAACAACCTAATCTCTAACCCAGCCTTCCCGGTCTATGAGTTTAGTGATCAAGGCGTAGACATCTCCTACACCAATGCAGTAGTAGCGTTAGACGATACTACGCTTATTAATGACGTAACAATCACACGCTTAGGCGGTACAGCTCAGAATGCCTTTGACCAGGATTCAATTGATAAGTTCTTCCTTCATTCAGGCACACGCTCAGGCATATTGGTACAGACAAACGCTGAAGCTTTAAATCAGGCTCAAGGCATTCTAGCCACACGCAAAGACCCTGAGATACGCATAGATAGCATTCAGCTGAATCTCTATGATGATGTTAACCCCAATAAGCCTTTAGC